TGTTGTGAAAATACTCGGCGTCGTGGACACGGCAAGTGTGATCAAACTCATCAATTGGAGGCACATCTGAAACAACACTAGGTTGTTCAGCTCCTGCCGACCAATTCGGACCACAGTAGTTTCCATGGTACTTCATCTATAGTGGTGCAAAATCTATTTCTTCTAGATTTTCAACGGCAGCCTTCTTGTAGTCAATGGTTAGCTTATCATAGTAATCTTCCATTGCGACCTGTTCATCGGGGGTGTACCCCCAAGCCACCATGAATCCTACCCGGGCATCGCTGGTGATCTCGGCTTCCTTGGATTCCAGCCTCACAGCCAAGAACCGTGCCCCGGACTGCATCTGAACCGAACTACCGAGATTTGATGCCACACCATTGCGCATGTAACAACGGTACATAGCCTGCATGACTGGCACCCCTCCACAAAGGGCCAAGCCACACTCACCAACAGCGTATAACCATTTCCGCATTGCTGCCTCACTGTCTAATGGGAATAGGCACATGGAATCCTTTTCTCTAGCTGTGTCGAAGTTGCGTACCGCAATGTGACCACGTGAGGTATTGATCACCCGCATCTGGCAGAACTCAATTTCCTCTAGTTGGTCCACAGTTGGCTCTCGGGTCATTCTGAAGCCCATTTCGAGGAACCAAGCATCCAAGCCTTCCACGAACTGTGCTTCGTATTCACGCTCCATAAACACCACACAATCATCACCGTTGTTGATGAACCGGATGGGCACTTGCCGTGACTTGGAGTACGCGTGCACCATGGCACACATTATAAGGCAATTACCTAGTGCGGTATTCATATCCCCACTAAACCTACGCCCCTTAACTTTGTAGCGTAACTTGCCATCATCGCAATGGCCCACGCCAACATTGTCGATTTGCATTTTCAATAGCCTCACCAATTCCTTGTCGTGCTTGTACAACTCTTTGTAAATAGAGTGCTCCCATCGCAACATAACCTCCGAAACATGCATGTCGAACTTGGTTGCGTCAAGTCCGATAGCAATTGGATCACCAAAACTCTCCCATTTGTCAGTGATAATACCACCTATTTCCTCCACGTTATATCCCTTCATTATAACGTGCTTCTCACCGAACATTCTATTTACAGCCCGATATAACCTATGTTCAATGTGTTTAAGGTGACAAACAACACCCAGATTGTAAACTGGATGTCTGGGCTGTATGCACCGTGGTGCTTTGGTTGGGTTAACCTTTTCGCATTTCACGAAAGCGGCACTAACTGCGTGCTTCTTCTCTACCCCGTAATCATAGAACTCCTCGAGTGCGTTCTCATATATCTTGCGTTTCCTACCACGAAACATCTCAACGAATTCCTCCGGAGTCTGTTTGGTTGGTCTAGGGCCAAAATTCTTGAGGACACCACTTCTGAAGTTCCTTAATGTACTGAATACATGAACGCTGTCAACTGGTGGTGGTGGCTCGAAACGATCACCCACCTTGCAGAAGTACATACGCTCAAGAAGAGCCGTCTTTAGTGTGTCAATGCCAGCGTTGTTTATTCTTAAAGTGCGCAAACTACCACCAACGCTGGCTATAATGTGTAGTTTGCGCACTCGGCAAGGCGCCTGGTTGTGCTGGACGATCAACCGGGGGTCACTTAACTCACTATTGTGAGAGACCCCGTCCAGGACAGCCAAGCCCCCTCAACAATTTGCCTGTGCCACGGTCGAAATAGCTTGTTGAACAAGATATTCCAACCGTCTCTCTGTTGACGGCAGAGAGTTGAGTAGGCGTACTGCTTCCATTTCCGCATTTGTGGGAACGAATGTCATGGA